TATTTAAGATTTCGGGAGATGTCCTTTTAACATATACTATATTTGTGTTATTTGCTTAAGTTCTGAAATAACTGATCTCTAGCCCAGCAGATCAAAGGATCAACAAGCTACGCCCTTAAAAACATATATAGGAAGGCGGTAAAAACAACAACGACCGCTCAAAATGATATCCGTTGATCCTTTGATCTGCTGGGCTAGAGATCAGTTATTTCAGAACTTAAGCAAATAACACAAATATAGTATATGTTAAAAGGACATCTCCCGAAATCTTAAATATGTTGATCCACGGGAACCAGGCAGGCAGGCTTTCAACCACCAGCATATATAGGAATGCGCCCGAACACCACTTTATATACCTATTTGATTATGGCTAGGAAATCAGACCAGCAGTCTTCCACTTTGGGCAACATTGGCAAGAGAACCATAAAATTCATCTCAAAACCGTTTCACTTTCGGACTTTTCCGATCTGTAGACGATGTAATGACTCACTTTTGGACTTAAGCTTATTGTGATGCTCCCTTGATGATCACAATCCCAGGAGATGCCAAAGTGCAAATTCATCGATGGTTTAACATACACCTATTAATATTATATTATAAGTAACTTTCACTCTCAAGGTGTAGGTTAAACCAAGGCACTTTTGGACATCCCCGATCTGTAGGCCATGTGATGACCTTGGGATGTACTTAAGCCCTTTGTGATGCTCCCTTGATGATCACAATCCCAGGAGATCGGAAAAGTGCAAATTAGAAACGGTTTTTGGTCCGGCAAAGTTGCGACTGGCGAGGGCTTACTTTCTGATCAGAGAGCCCCTGATGATTTTGTATTTAAGGGCAGTAAAGTTTGGGCAAAAAAAGAATAATTTGACGATTGCCATGGATTAATTCTTCCAGAAATCGTAGAAAGATTTCTCTTCTTGGTAGCGAATCTCATCATGTGGAAGTCCGTTGCTCATCCTTGGAGAAGGAGGCGGAGCAACTAAGCTTCCCACGAAGTTTCGTGAATCTTTAATATGTCGTGAAGCAAGTTCTGATTCGCCGCAGTGAGTTCGGAAGCCGATCGGTTTTGCTTCTTTACAAATTGTGCAGATCTTCTTGTGCATCGAGAGAAGTTTCTCAACTTTGCGTTGCTCTCCCGAATAGACCTTCCCACATGGAAATCCTACACTCGTGAAAAATACGGTGCGTGAGCTATTCTGAGGAATTGACATTCTTTTATTCTATATCATAGTTATGATGATATCTTTAGATCATTATGAAGATTCGACGGTTTCATCGAGATGAGCGACTAAGGCGGCTCTCGCCTGCTCTAACTTCTTCAACCGATACCTTTCTTTGGCTTTCGCTTTTAGTCTTTCCTTATTGCGTTGGTAGTAGCCAGCACACAATTCATGAGACTTCTCACGATTCCCCTTGATGTATTTGGCTTGAGCTCGCCTGTGAGCCTCGCTGGTTTTGTATTCCGTGGTAGTAGACATTTTGTGGGTTATTTCAAGAATCACTATGTATAACATATTAATTATTTTATTTCTAGATAAAAAATCATCATGAAATTATGGTCTGAAGTTATCATCATGAATAATGTATCATAAAAATTATTATCTATCTACTATTATACTCAACATGACGAGCAGTAATAACAAATCTGTCGCTTATCAAAGCGCAAAAGCCTTAGCGGAGCGATTAGGAGTTCCCCTAGGGAAGACATGGAGATCACATGGATCTACAACGGAATATTGGCTGAGTGAGGTCGCCCGTTTGGAGGAATTGGAACCGACTTCCGAAGATTCTTCGCAAGTCAACACACAACCCGAAGAACAACCCGAGCCAGCACTAACTCTTACAGAGTATGGACTTGCAGAGGAACTCTGGAAGTCGGTGGCTTACAGAACAGAATCATCCCTTGGGATCACTAAGAAACTGAAAGATCAGAATTCCCCCGTCGTGATCGCTCAGGACATCAATGACCAAGGAGCAAAACAATTTGTGGGACTCAGCAGTCACCAAGACATCTTCTCGTATGTTGAAGACCACATCGGGGAAAGTTTTCACGAAGTAATGCCAGGATTGGGTCGCCGACGGCTCTACTTCGATTTTGACAAGCGTGCGAGCGAGGGAGCATTTCCCAGCGTGCCCGATTTCATTCATCACACTAGGGAAGCTATCGTCGAAGCGGTGGATGCTCTCTTTGGAGCCACACTTGACGCGGAGGACATTCTCTTCGCTCAGAGTCAGGGAGAGAAGTTTTCCCTGCATATCCACGTTCCGGTATTCAACACAACCGTTGAGAACTTGCGGATCCTCTACGCAATCGTTTCTGGGTGCCTCGTGGCTACGGATCCCATCTTTGCGAAGGACAACGGGGAATCCTGTCTCGACGGGCAGGTCTACAAAGCCAATCAGACTTTACGGTTGGTCGGATGCACCAAGAAAGGCAAGAATAACAAACTTGAGCTTCTGACTTCAAGCTGTCGGCTCGTCGATACACTTGCGGGATTCCTTGACGAATCGGACGAGTTGTTCCTGAAGCCTCACCTACAGAAGAAAATTGACGCACGGAAAGCTGAAGCCGAGGAAAAGCGAGTGGCACAACTGCTCAACGGAGGATCCACCAAGCACACCCCCGAGTTCTATCAGGCTTTGTGTGCTGGATTGGCTCAGAAGCGGGCTGATGAGTATTCTGACTGGAATACGGTATGCCTTGCTCTGGGACACGAGAATGCCGGACTTGACATTGCTATGGAGTTTAGTCGCAGGAGTTCAAAGTTCAATGAACACAGTGTACAGAAAGCTTATGAACAAGGACAGCGAGGCTTTGCTGGTCGTCCTCTGACCGTAGGAACTCTGCTGAGCTATTTGAAAGAGGACAACGAAGTTCTATTTCGCAGGCTTTTGAAAACTCAGGCATCACCAGCGAATGATACCACCTTCGAAGCTGAGCACAATTATAAGGAAATGATTGAGGCGATGGGTCTCGGCGAAGAGGACCCGGTTCATGGAAGCATACATGAACCAGATGACTCAGAAGACGAATGCATTCAAGACGAGGAAGTCAAAAGGACGCAAGAGGAGAAGCTAAAGCGATGGCTGGACAATGCCCCATACTTTCTGAAACACCCTGTTAGCGAGGCTGTCGACGCTTTGGATGATGACGATGAGGTAGAAGTGTATTCCGAGCGATACATGCAGGAGTATCAATCAGATTCCCAAACCATCGTCGTCAAAGGTCGGAAAGGTCAAGGAAAGACCCACCAACTGGTCGAGTACATCAAGAAGCACAACCCTAGGAAAGTTGTGTTTGTCAGCTTCAGGCGATCATTTTCGAAGGAGTTGCTCAAGAGGCTGTCTCCTCTGGGATTCGTCGACTATCGAAGCTTGCAAGGCGGTATCAAAGATGATACAGAGCGTGTGATCATTCAGGTCGAAAGTCTGATGCGATTACAGTGGCATGAAAAAGCTGACCTCGTGGTATTCGACGAGATCGAGAGCATTCGGGGACAGCTATTCAGTCCTACTGTGAAGTTCAAAACGGCAGTGACCGAAAAGTATGCGATGCTCATGCGAACAGCCAAGCAAGTGTTTGTTATGGATGCTGATATCAGCGAGAATACTGTCAAGCATGTGAAGAAGACTAGGTCTGGGATCATCCATTACATTGAGAACGAGCACAAACTGATCCAGGCAGATTTCGCCGAGTTTTACACAACCAAAATGGATAAGATACAGGTGGAGCTGTGCAAAGCCTTGGATGCTGGGGAAAAGATTGTGATGCCTATGAATCGCAGCGTCAAGTTCATGGAGGCGATGAGGTCGCAGATTGCCGAGAAATACCCGGAGATGAAGATTCAAGTGTACAATTCAAAGACAATCCGCAAGAAGGAAGTTGCAGCCGAGTTAAATGATGTTGGGGAAAATTGGAAAAAGTATGATGTCATCATGTATAGTCCAACCATTTCGGCTGGAGTAAGTTTTGACGAGAAGCACTTCGATAAGTGTTTCTGCTACTTTGTGAATAATGGCAAGGTCAACAGTATGCGGCAGATGATCAACAGAGTTCGTATCTTTTCCAGTAATGAATATTATTACTGCTTACAATCATTCGGAGGCACTAGCAAGCCAACTGACGAAGATGAGTTCGAGAATTACATTTGCAGCAACCGGTTCCTAGGCGATAAGCCTGAATGTATCCTGTCTCTGGAGGATTGGGACGGGACTCGTGAATACCCTATGAAAGACACTGGCTACTGGCTGTGGGTTTGGAATGAGATAGAAAAGAATCGAGACAAGAATATGTTTCTGTACAACTTCCTGCGGGAGCAATATCACTCAGGAGTCGGACAAATGAATTGGATCGGTGCTGAGCAAGATCTGCCTGACGATCTGGATTTGCCCGACGAGCTAGAAGCCGAAGAAGAAGAGGAGGTCCCCGCTCCACGTATCACGAAGGATGATGTGGAGCAGGCTAAGGGAAGACTGAATGTAGTGAATAATTTCGATATTGCTGATGCTGATCCTATTGATGATGCAATGAAAAAGGATATCGAGGCAAGGATGGAGAAGGAAGAGGATATCGAGGATCACGAGCTCCTAAGCCTACAGAGAAAGAACCTACTGGATTGCTACGATCTGGACATTTTCACCGAGATCTCAGGACCATTCGTAGCGATTTATGGTCCTGGGTCGATGCGGAAGGCATATCACAACAGAAAGCTTCTAGAACGTCCAGGGGGTTTGGATGCCCTGATGAAGGAGGAAGGCAACCAGTTCAACAATCTATTCGGCGACCATGTGTCAGTACAAGAGGATCTGGCAAAGAAATACAAATCTATGAAGTTTACCGTAGCACTCGAGTTTATCAAAATAGCTGGATTTACCGGCTTATACTCCACTCAGCAGCTCAGCGGAAAGAAAATGCTGGCAAGGTTCAAGCAGAACGAGGAATTGCTAATCAAGAAGTTGCCAGCGGTCTGTGCTGTGATGGGCAGAAGCAAGCGTCATTATCCCAAGCTAGAACAGTGGGGAGACAAGGTGTATCTCAGGAATATGCTAAAGTTCGTGAACAGCATCACTAACGAGCTGTTCTGCATCAAGATCAAGCAGACAACGCGGAGATCCGGTAAGTACGCCATTGACGGAATCGACCAGTTTAGCTTTACCAATCGTTAATCTTCCAATAGGACAAATTTGTCCGATAGAAAAAAAATATGTTCCCCTTAGTATACTGACTTCCACAGAATCTGTGCAAGTCCATGCCAAAGATTAAAATCGTAAAACTTAATGCCACGAGAAACATTTGCTGTGTACTGTGCCAAGATGATGGCAGTTTCCTGTATTTCATGCGGAATGACTATGGGAGTATGGCTAAGTGTATGGCAGCCGCTCGTGAAAGAATGCATTCAGAATAGAACATCCTCTAACTCTTCAGTAAGCCACGCATCTGACGGTAAGAACTGAGCTACAGTCCATGTATCTTCTGGGAATAAATATTGAACCTTCTTGTCTGAGACACAAACTGGACAATGAATAATATTTTTTTTCATAAATCGTTCCACTCCAAGTCTGTAAAATCGTACTTCAATTGAGCCCCTCCATAGATATCGGTAATCTTTGTTATACACTGTGTAGCTCCCCACCATAGAAGGGGAACAGCATGATAAGACAGTTGAATGAGTATAGTTGAGGTTTGAACTGGAAATCGTACCATCGAGTAGCCAAGAGCCAATGCTATCGTCCATTGATTCATCTATATAATAGAACACAAAACTTTGCGTTCAGGATTATTTTTTTCACTCATCTTTCTCGAGTGAGAGTTTGCCATCACACCTAACCTTCAGCAGATGTTCTGTAGCTTCGTTAAGACTCTTGTGAATGCTGATCTCGTCGAAGTAATAAATACCATAGTAGCTCCATGTAATCACGGCTACGAACAGCCCTTGCTTTTCTTGGATCTTTGCTTTTATGAAACCTTTCGACCAAGCCATTGTATATTACTCTTCACATTTTTTTTCCAAATGCATTCTCTCTCATAAGATCTATCTGGAGAGGTTCTATACCCAATTCTTCTTTAATTTCTCCTACAGTCTTATTTGACCCGTATATCACTTCTGAATTCCTGAGAAGCCCCGGCTTGACCCAGAACATGAACAGAGCATCCTCTGGCCTTATCTTGAGGAATCTCCGAACTTTTCGAATTACCTGCGCAACCGTGCAGTCATCTGATATCTTGATTTTGAACTCCCTGCCGTCGAATTTTACAACGATACGTGTTGCCATCTTTAAATCTCTTATACTTCTCCAAACATAGTTTATATTCGTACTGGGCAAGTAAAACATCTATTGGTTCTGGTTCTGGTCTCATCCATCCCTTCACGAGAGATACGAGAGAACCCATTATATTAACGGCTAGATAATCTGCGATATATAAAACTGCTGCATTATTAAAAGGTTGTCTGTTGACGCTGTAGCCCATTCGCTTGTTAATGTCCATATGTTATCAACAGTGGAATTCACCGTAGATAAGCTCCCTGCGAATCCTTTCCCAACATATGCCGTCCCGTCTTGGACAGTGAACTGACTCGAAAATGCACTGACAGAATTCGCTCCAGTGCCTCGGAATGAAATGTCGAATTCGCACTCCCAAAAGCCGAGAGTATTAACAAAGGGCAAAATAATCAAATCTGAGTCAGCGATTATATTACCACCAAGGAATAACCGGAGCCTCAGATTTGATGACGTATTAGAATTTCTTAGATTACCACCAGCTTTAATGTGAAAGGTAGAACCAACCTGCAACACATTCGCAAGTATGGTCCTATACCCTAGACCAATGCCAAGCATCTGAATCTGATCTGTAGTCCCTGTACTATTATTTTTTGTTTCTGTTTGCGAGAAATTATTCGGATTTTGTCTGGCAAATTTCAACTGTCTTGCCGTGGCATCATATCTCAACACATCACCATCAAGAGCTCCAATGTTATTTGCTGGGGGTCTGTAATAATTCACGGTTGAGATGTCTCCGATAACGAGACCAGCGTAAAGGTACGCTTCCTCGTCAAAGCTCACTGTCCTCGCGAAATATCCAGTACCATCTCTACTAATTCTACAAGTAATTTCATCAAGGAAGTCGCGACAATCAAGAATTAGCCCAGGGGGTCCTGGTACACCAGACTTCAAAACGAGACCCTCGGCTGGCAAAAGTAGGTGTGGAATAGAACTGGCGTTGTATGCTTCCTGTAGCGTTTCTGATGACCCCTTTTCATCTTCCCATGATACATCACCGTTACCCAACGTATCTACAAGAACTTGCCCGGCTGTACCCCTTGCCGACGGCATCGTGTAGGGAGTCCCGCCTGAACCAATCTTTACCTGTCCCAATAGCCTGATAATATTAGCCTGATCAATTTCAATAGCCGTTCCCAGTGGAGACCTCAGCAAGAACTTGTCGTCTCCGTCGGAATTTAGAACCCATGTTGTATCGCCAGCATTCTGAAACTGAAATTCTGCTCCGCCTAGACCGTTTAAACCGATATACCCAGCTTCGAACGCTGAAGGTCTCTGGAATGACATGATAGCATTTTGAGCACATCTGATGAATTCGTTGCCTGAACCGTCTTCAAGTACAAATTGATCGCCGCTAATGTTTTCCAATTTCCATTTAACAACGCCAGTATCCATTAGCTGAACCGTCGCACCATCACCATTGCGTGAAATCTTTAAGTCTCCACCATCCAAAAACGCACTGTTTCCAAAAATAGCACCATCAGAACCCAACGATACCTTAATTTCATCTAGTTCATCTTTAATAATCAAATCTGCAGATGCCTGAATAGTTCCCGAGCCCAGACCATCCTGTGTAAGTCGCAATAACGTATTCTCATTACTCCTCTCTCTGAACCGTAGTTCACCATCGCCGCTCCCGGATACTTCTATAGACCAATCTCTCGGAGCATTAGCATTACCGAAAAAGGTTGTTCGTAAATCCGCCAAGCCATTGACGCCCATATCAGTCCCTACAACCATTTGACCAGGAATTCCAACACCGCCACCTTGTGCAAATCTGACAACTTGGTTATCATACTCATCAAGTAAATCTAACTCATTCGTAACTTGTGCCAAATGCCCTAAGCTCCACTTCTTTGTCGAATTCTCTCTCCATACAACTAATTGTTCATCATCCGTTGGAGTATCCATCACCAAATCTGCGTTCGTGTAAATATCACCAGTAGCAAAAATAGCACCATCAGAACCCAGTGCCACTGCTACATTATTTGATAGATTTCTAATCTCAAACACATCACCTTCGCCGCCTCCTTGTCTTTGAATGACTTGACTTGCACAATGTACCTCTCCGTCAGCCTTGAGAGTAATATTCGTATCTCCTGCTGAATTCTGAATTTTAACAAGGTCGTTAAATGCTAGAGCTCCTTCTCTCACCACCAAATCTGTATTTCCAACAACTTGACTAGTTGTAATGTGTGGCTCTGTAGATGCCAAGAAACTATTCTGAAGCGATCCTGATGAAGGGTCTTCAAACGTCACGATACCTCCACCAGAAGTGGTGAGAACCTGCCCAAGTGTCCCATCTAAGCTGGGCATACTGTAATTGGAAATCTGTAGGTCAGCAACCGCCAGCCTTGCACGAGGCAAATTTGTTACATCTGACCCGGGTGTTGGCTTAACCGCCATATCTTCAAGCAAATACTGTGTCTTATCGCTGAACGAGCGTACAAGCCCTGCCCAACGTTTAGTACCTCCGCCAATTTGGTATTCCTCTAAAAGCCCCAAGTTACTTGAGTCTGCAGGGTTATCAATTCCACAAGTAATGAGAACATCTTTGACTTCCAATTCTTGTTCTGTGATGATCGTCCCCGCTGTTAGAGTGCCGACGACATCTAAATCTTCTGTAATCTCAAGAGACCCATTAATTGTCCCACCGTTAGTTAAGCCAGCCTCGGCAGAATTTCCATAGATATCCATTTATTTTATTCCTTCTATACATTACCAAAGATAAAAAAATAAATCCATAAACCACAAATCTTTTTTCTACCCAACGCTATGAGTCCCCTCTGGCACCATTCTAAACAAAGCAGTGAGAGCATTTTGCTGGAGATCTAGAATTCGCCCAGCCCTTGTACACAGTTGAAGGTCAACATTCGTTAGCTGTCGTGAGTTCTGATATGAAATACTTTCAAGAGTGGAATCGTTCGCTAAATAGTATACCTGAGCTCCGAATGGTACATTGACTGGAATCTCAGTTATGATACCGAGACTTTCTCCCCCGTCCGAGGAAGCAGAAGCGTTAGCCGAAGCAATAGCGTTAGAACAAAGATAAACCACACTTATACCACCAAGATCCGGTAAATATTCAGCTGTGATATCTAATGCTGTGGTGGACGAACTTTGAGGAATCCCCATGAGGTCTCCCGATGCATTACCGAGATCTTTACCATACAGTGTTAGCGGTAAGTCTGAGACAAAGCGTATCTTAGTGTTCTGGGCGGATGTGGCACCCAAAGGATCAACCACGGCGGATAGGACTACTGAGCCTGTGATAACTGGATTTGCCACTAGTAATGCGTTGACACTAGCAATAAAATCTGTAAGGTTGTACCACCCGATAGGGACAGTTATACTACTTGGCGTCCCACCGTATTCGAAACTGAATTTAGAGTTCGCTAGGTATACATTAGGAAATACGTTCTTGAAGCTCACGGACTTCAGAATCGTGGCCTTAACTTTTTGTACAAACGGACTGTTATTGAGTGTAACGGTAAAATTAGCGTTGGTCTGCCCGGGGGACTTATCTTCCGAAGAGATCCTAAGGAGTTTTCCCAGGTGAGCTCTATGGAGTCGAGACATGATACTGTAAACTTTTATACTATCGCCGAGATATTTAATTTCAAAAAAAAGATTTCCTGACTGACATTCTCCCTTCGGTCGAACCCGTCGTGTAATGCCCGAACGGAGCAAGGCGTCAGTGGGCTAACTCCTAACAATGTTTATGTTGAATTTATTTTCTATGTTTCTAATTGCATCTGTGAGGTCAGGCTCCTCCCATAACAACCAGCGAGACCAAAATCCTGCCGTGTTTAACCCTTGTTGTGTCCAATTCTCTCTCTTGGCGTGGCGTGCTATATATCGGTTTTTTCTTTCTGCATCTTTATGCGTAGTGTAATCTTCATAGCCGACTGCTCCGAAGTGTATTGTAGAACCATTGGGTGTTTGGACTTGATATTTTGATTTCTTTCTGGTTGACTTCTTTAGCTTGTACATCATGGGGTTGGAAGTCACTATACTATGGGAATAATATTTTTTTTGATTTCTATTTCTATTTCTATTTCTTGGTCATCCATTATTCTGAGAGGGCGGAATTATCGAGAAAGAGCTTGGTCATACGCAAGTATTTCATGAACACAAATGTCTTAGCGGGGGTGTTGTATGGATCTGAGAGCTGCTGATCCACTGCAAGCACACGAGAGTTATTCGTACTGAGTCCTGAGATATTCAAAACTCCATTAATACTGACGTCGTTACGCTCAAGACTCACTGCACAGATAGCATGACCGCCAGTCTTAAAGTCTGCTAGAGAAACATTATTCATTCGCTTACAGTCAAGGATACCAGAGTCCCAGGCATTCTGAGCCAACCAGTAAGCCTCTTCGGCATTAGTGATCTTCTGTTGAGTGGGATACAACGAACCGAGCCTCCATTCAACATCTGAATAAGTATATGATTCAGATTTCATGTTATCTACCGTAATGGCATCTGCTTCCTTAGTAACCACAGTAAATGCCATGAGACTCCTTGCGACGGCTTTACGCTGTTCAATATTGAGTCTAGTCTGACTCGCGGGAAGATTTGCAACGGTGGTGTACCACTCTGGGAACGAGTATGTAAGACCTTGGGAAGCTGACTCTTGATTGAGAGCCTTCTGCCATGAATCGACCATTGTAGTGGTGTTAGCCATGATTGAAATATCATCGATACTGTACCCTGTGGCAGTATTTACCGGAGAAGTAGAAGCAGGTGCGAGGGCTCGAACTGCGCTCTCGAATGTAATCTGCACGCGGAGACCAGCGGCGGCCTGTGGTGGTAGTAGAGTCTTTCCATCGCCCTTGAAGAAAGGACTCAATAGTGTCAATGGAATACAGAACCTATAGTATGTAGGAGGATCCCCCGTGGTTGCTACTTCCAAATCTTGACCATATCCCAGTAGAGGGCCGAACTGATCCACATATTCCTTAGAACATCCATACCGAATAACTTGAGCCATGAGAACATTAAAATCCTCTGTACGGCTTAGCTCAACACCAGATCGGGTAGTAATTACGATCCGACGAATTAGATTACATGCTGAGCCGATACCAAATCCCGCTCTACTTTCAGATCCTGCAGTGCCAACACCTTCTAATGCAACTTTAAATGTTAGGTATGATCTGCGAGAGTTAACAAATTTAGCACCTGTATTCATATCGCATAGAGCCTCCTGACCGGGGGAATATTGGTTTTTCTGAAAGAACTGACGCTCTAGCGTCCTTGAAACCGCTACAGTCGTAGACGGGAGCATCTCATAGCCTAAGCCATTGATCTGGCGTTGCTGAACCGTATCCAATCCTTTTGATTCTTGATCCATGTTTTACTTATACTATGACTCAGACAAAAAAAATTTAAAATATTAATTATTACTCGCTCACGCCCTCCGCTTGAAACTTCGTTTCTTCGCTGGGCTGCGCTTGGCGGTTCCACCGGATCGCTCAGCTTGCTGTGGGATCCAAGACGGAGTGCCCGACGGGTTCGAACGAAGTGAGAATGTCAGTCAGGATTAACTCGGAAGAGCCTGACCACCAAAGCTCACATTATACTGATTCAATTGGGCCAAATAGCTTGCGTTCGATAGCCCCACCATCTGTACGAAATTCTGCGATTTCACTCCATCCTCGGCCTCTGCTACGATTTGCTGAAATGTTTTCCGCTTGGGTCTAGGGATTTGGCTAATAATGCGGGTAGGAGCAATGCCACGCCTCACGAAAGGTTTCTGATCTCCCGTGCGAGCCCCTGGGCTTGAGAACTCATCGGTAGACATAGATTGCGTATTGGGAGCTGTAGAATTAACGCCGTGTGCGTGGCTTACATTCCCCGTCCTATGGAATGTTTTAGGTTGCGGACTGGGCCCATTCGATGGAACTCCTCCGCTTCCTCCTCCACCTCCTCCACCTCCTCCTGCGACTCCTCCTCCTCCTGCGACTCCTCCTCCTCCTGCGACTCCTCCTCCTCCTGCGACTCCTCCACCTCCTCTCGGTATGTTTGGAAGAATTTGAGATGGAGTTCTAGTTTGGTCAGGAAGGATTGGAATATCAATAGGTTTCGGAGGAGAAGCATCGCTTATAAAGAAGTTAGGTAAGGATTCCCTGATATGTTTGCGAACTGGTGATTGAAACCCCTCAGGAGCCTCTGCAACAATCCTATCCAAAATCTGAGCTGATAGAGTTTGTCCTTCGGGAATTTGACTTTTAAGCCCTTCCAAAGCGGTTCTGACTGATGGATTTCCTGTTTTGCCGATAACCATGTCTAATACCGTTCTAGCGGCTGGACGGCTTCCAGATGGGATTTGATTCCACATATCCATAATTCTATTGCCAATGAAGCTAGTAGCGTAATCAAGTGGCTGAGCTTTACCTGGGAGTTTGATGTTGAATGGATTATCATCTGATCCAAGATTTCCGAATGTTCCGAAAAATGGATCACCAGACATTTCACTGAACTTAGTTTATATTATGGTTTAGAAAAAAATAATTTTGGGATTTAATATTTTCAATCTGAATCAGAGCCGAAGACTTCTTGGAATTCTCTCTCCCAGTCCTGATGCTTCTTGCTTCGCTCGTGTCGCTTCTTTGCAGAACGAGTGTATTTCCCACCACAATAACAGTCGTGCTTCTCACTCATTCTTTCTAATATTTTTTCTTTGTTAGCATGATAAAACTTTCTGGAGTTTGTAGCGAGCGATTCTCCGTTAGATTTAGCCCATTCTTTCTTCCAAGCAGCTATGTACTCCTTGTTGGATTCACGATACTGTTTTTCATATTTCCTGAGATACTCGGCTTTGTCCTGTCTATATTGCTTCTTCTTTCTCCCAGGAATCCGCTTATTCACACATTCAAGGGTTCTGATATAGTGAGCCTCTCGGGCATGGAGTTCATCTTTGGAATCACACGGGAAGCTTTCGATTAGTTCGATTCTGGCATCTCCATTTTCAATGATTAGAAAGCTAGAGTTGTTGCAATATTTTCCTCTCTTAAAGTCCTTGAAATTTGATCTATGTCCAGCCATCCTTCTCGCTAGAGTTGGCTCACATGTGGAACCAATGTAGATGTCGTCAGTGCTAGGGCTCCAGATCTTGTAGATCTTGCCTCGTCGATACTTGTTAGTTGCCATACTGAATTATATGTTTTGATACTATTACTCGATCTTGTCTTTAGATGGTAATTCTTCCTCTCCGCCAATCGAGAGTATATGCCCCAAATTCTTTCTGTATCTCTCTCTAAAAGGGACCCGACGATTTACGTGCAGGAAACTATAGTCTTGTTCTGTAGCATGATCCACTATTTTTTCGAATTCTTTCTTATTCATGCCAGGCGGGCAAAAGTCCTCGATAATAATCTCCTTCTCAGAGTTTGAAGGTTGGAATATGAATACATTGTTTGATTGTAGCCTACATGCTCGAGGGGTCAATTTATAGCTTTGACCACAGAGCCAGGTGCTCAGCCCGAAATGGCGATTCATTAAGAAAGAGCGAAGGAATGCCTTAGATCTCATAAATCGGGCGTTGCTCTGTACATCCTCATATATTACCAAGACCTTCTCCGCTTTGTGCACACCGTCCTGTTCTATTTTTTCTTTTTGTTTTTCTAGGATATCTTCAAGGAATTTGGTATCTCGGAGGTCTACGCATATATTGTCTTGTGGAAGCTTTAGGTGTGCAAAAATATCGTCCGAATCACCCGTAGGACTGATCAGATAGATATTGGATTTTTTAAAATACTTCCCATAGAACTGTGGCTTAGTGAGTAGATTGGCTAATAGAGTTGATTTACCTGAACCAGAAGAGCCGTTGAAGATAACGCTGCTTGGGTGTCTAGGTATAACGTCAGATTGTTGCAACTTGTTCTGCTTAATTTTACTCTTATCGGTCTCTAAGGGCTTAATCTCTAGAGAGTCAGCATCTTCGGATTCCTCTTCTTTAGGGGCCTTGGGAGGCTCTACCACTCTGATTTTCCTGAATGGTTGCGAGCGTGAAAATGAGTAAGCTATAGTCGGAAATGACATTATTTTTGTATACTATAGCTCAGAAAGTTTTCACCAGTCTCCTAATTCTCTTGTTAAGTACATTTCCATATATGGTTGCTGTGGTGCGGATTGTTCAACTTTCCTAATCGTCGTAAAACCTTCCATAGGCGGTGCTGGTGGCCATTGCCTTAATTTAGGCTTCCCAGTAGTGAAACCCGTGGAGAATGATTTCCCAGCTGATGTCTTAGGATTCGAATAACTAGTCCTAGGAACCGCTCTCGTCATAGTTCCTGCTACAGGGTTAATAACTTGATCTGTCCTTTTAAAATCTGCAAAATCCGTAGTCGGTGGAACTACATTACTCAGAGGCACATTTGGATTAGTGAGATTCCATGTATCGATACCGGGTCGCATAACTGCTGGTTGGATGAACGCGTCTCCCATAGTCCAATCTTTGGGCGGATTCGCATCATTACGCACGGAGGGATTTACTGCCACTACAGACTCTTTAGGAATCATTTCATTAGGTTTATCGAACATTACCATTTTTTCCCTGCTAAGCCTATCAACAGCTGGAACGAAGTTATTCACAAATCGAACCATATTATCCCAGGCTTTCTGCTGTAGATACAGTGGATTCTTAGGACCGTTGCCGTGACCTTCGGGAACATGTCGGAAACTCGCGAATTTGAATTGCTCGGCTATGGCTTCTTCTGGAGTCTCTGTGTCAGCCTCAGTCCCGAGGAGTTCAAAAGTTGGTCGCAAATCTCCGACCGTGGGGTCATCATCTACGAATTTTTGTTGGGTAACTTGGACTGGCCTTTCTCTTACATCCCCTGGGTTAGGGGGCCTAGCGGAGGGTGTGGGTCCTGCCCCTCCTGGTGGTTTTAATGGGCCGCCTGGGCCACCTAAGTAGGCGTATACGGCACCTCCCAAGATTCCCGCTTTAACGCCTCGCTGGACGAAATCAATTACATCGGCGGCTCCTCGTGGTCCTAGATCTCTACCAGCCTGAAGCATAGCATCTCGGGGGACATCTCCATCTCGAGGGATACCGTATCGCTCTGCTAGTTGATCTCTGAGGTTATCATCGATTGGGACACCTTCCGCATCTTCTGGGCCTGGGGGCTCAAACGGTCCGCCTCC